GAACTAAGTTGGGCTTGGATTTCAAATTCAGCAGGTTCAGAGTGTTTTTCTGTCCATACAACACTTCTCATGCCATTAATGTATTCACCATATGTAAGGCCAAGCCAATAATCTTCACCAAAGTTGAATCTGAAAATATCCATTACACCCCCCAATAACTAGCATAGTAATCAATTGAAGTCCAGTCAATATTAGCAGCCGGAGAGAAATATAGATAGTTTTCTCCTGGAAAGATGACAGGCCATACAGATCCAGGCTGAATCATATCAATAATAGGAAAGAAGTTTCCTCCTCGTTCCAATACGAGGGATCTGTTTGCAAACTCGCTTGATAGATGTAGAATATCGAAGGGAATAAACCCACCATCAGGAAGTACAGTAAAGAACCAATCGTTATCACTACCCTCTTTATCCTTAATGGTTAAAGCCGCCGTATTAGACTTAAATGTAATATCAGTTGTAAATCCATGTGGCGCAGTTGAAAGGGTATCTGAAATATTAACATTAGGATAGTCCAATGCCGCAAGACCAACAACATCTTCAGGCCGTAGAGTAGCTGGAATAACTGACCTAAACATCGGATCATCACAACGAATAGTGATCTGAACTTCTGGTTCCTTGTTGAAATATCCAACCTCAAACTTGATAATGAACCCTTCGATCTTAGCCACATTCGTTGCATCCGCATTAAAATGAAGTGTGATAATGCCGCTTCTATTAGCCGAAATCATTCTATAAAGTTCATCTCTGACATCAGAAAATGATTCGCCAAGCATATAATTAGGTCTAAGAACAATACGCATTACAATTTCTCTAGCTCTCAAACCAAAGTTATAAAATCGATTCTTAGAAACTGTACCAAACCCATAGAACATCGGTGTGATCTCTTCGGCATCCAAACCCATAATGGCTCGAATTCGGAATTTAGTCTTAACAGCTTTATCACCGAGGCTAAAATTGACTGGTTCAGTTGAGTTGGGCGAATACATCGCTACGTTTGTTGTTCTCATACGATGCTCAACTCCTCCTTGGCCAAGGCGATCTGGTTACGGGTTTGCTTGTAAATATCCGTAGCAGAAAGCTGAGTAGGTGAATTAACGGTTTGAATGAACGTAACTCCTTGCGGCGTTGTTGGTACAGCTGTAGAATCTGTCAATGGCGTAGCTGTAGTTGCAATCGCTCTAGCTTGGGAATATGAGAAGGCTGGATTTAGACTTCCATTTTGAAGCATAGAATCAATCTTACTAGCTCCGGCTTGAACTTGTGTAAGATCAATAACAGGTGTGATGACTGGAGCCACTTCGCTGATGCTATCAAGATTGGAAGTGATAGATGCTACAGCGTCATTGACACTATTGACGAGCGCCTCAGTGGGGTTGAGATTGCTCATCCATCGCTCAACACTCTTCCATTCGTCTTCCATACCAACCTGGAAACCAGCCATAATCCATTCACCGAATTGAGTTGTAACCTTAGATGGAGACCCGAAGATCCACACCGTATCTGCTACATTTCTAAGATCATTCATTCTATCTTCGAACCAACTTGTAACACCACCCCAAGCAGATTTCAAACCATTCAAGAATCCTTCAATAACCTTTGCACCAATATCTTTAAGTATAGTAAGTGGATTTGGGATATTGTTCTTGATTCGATTGCCAATAGTACTGATCCAATTAGTAACGGCAGTAAACTTCTCTGTAATTCCATTCAATAGACCTTGAATAATATCTAGGCCCTTTTGTTTAAGACTACTGAGAGTACTACCAATCCAATTAGATATCTTTTGTGGAAGATCCTTAAACCATTGTGTAACAGCAGATACTCGCTCATCAATACCCTTCGCAAGCCCCTCAATAAATCCCCAGCCCTTATCCCAAAGTTTTCTTGAAGTATCACCTATCCAACCAAGTACTGAACCAGCTAGACCCATAAACCAGTCACCAACCGGCCCAGCAGCTTCCTTTATTCCTGTAAAGAAACCTTCAATAAGACTTTTACCAACACCAATAAGAATAGATGGAACTGCACGACCAAGTTCAAAGGCAACCGTTTCGAACATAGTAATATATAGATCTACAATTGAATGAGCAATTGGCGGAATCTGCTCTGCAAATGCATCCAAGAAAGCTGTAATAATCTCTCCAACTAGAGTAACAATATCATCAATATTATCTCGGATACCTGTCAGAAGAGTTGTAATAATGAACAAACCCGTCTCAATAAGTTGATCAGCATAAGTACGAATAGTTTCGAAGATTCCTTCAACCAATTCTTGAACAATATCGATAACCTTTGGAATCAGCGTACGAAGACCCTCGATAATATGGCCAAGAATAACCATCAACTGTTCGGCGATTACAGGCGCTGCGTCTGCCAACGTCTGAAGGAATTCGAGAGCACCCTCAGCAAGCCCTCTACCAAGAGCCGACATCGATCGACCGATAGAATGAAGCACTTCTTCAAGTGCTTCTGCTCCAGCAGACCCAGCCTTAGCCAAACTCTCAAAAGCCTTAGCTACCTGTGCTGCGCCAAAGCCGAACAAGGCGAAGCCTGCACCAATAAGAACTAATGCGGCTCCAAGAGCCAATAGAGCTGGAATAGCTGGTTGGATAAGAAGTGCTGCAATACCAAGAGTTGCTAGTACAGCAGCAATACCAATAAGACCATGCAGCAAATCGCCCCAACTGATTCCTGCCATTTCCTTGAGAACCTTAGCGAGTACCATGAGCGATACTGAAACGATTCCAATCGCAATGGCTCCACCAATGGCGCCACTCATTGCAATGCAGCCGACAGCAAGAATAAGTAGAGATCCTGCCAAAGCAGTCAATCCTCTAGCAATCTCATCCCAACTCATAGTAGCCATGATCTTTAAAGCTCCAGCCAGAATATTGATACCAATAGCAGCAAGAATTAGTCCTGGACCTACGAGAAGAATTACTGGAGATATGATTTGCATTGCTCCTGCAATAATAAGAAGGCCGCCCGCTAGAGCAGCCATGCCCTTGCCGATCTCTTCCCAAGACATCGTAGCGAAAATCAGGAGAGCTCCTGCCAGAATATTAACTCCAATAGCTAGAAGAAGTAGGCCTGCACCAAGTAGAGGAGCTGTTGCAGGCATAAGTTGCATTGCGCCTGCGACAATAAGAAGAGCTCCCGCAAGACCGACCATACCCTTACCCATCTCATCCCAGTCCATAGTGGCAAATATCTTTACCGCCCCAGCAAGAATAGATAAACCTATGGCTAAAAGTATCATTCCAGCACCAGCAAGAATTAGACTGCCTGCACTACCAGACAATAGCTTAGAAGCTCCAACCATAACACCCATGAGAATAATAATGGCACCTAGACCCTTAGCGAGCTCATCCCAATCAAGATTACCAAGAATTGCAGCCGCTCCTGCAAGAATAAGAATCGCACCCGCCAGGATAGTCATGCCAGTAGCAATAGCAACGAATGAAGCTGCGCCCTTAGGCCCAGCACTAATCTTGGTGAGAATGGCGAAAGCAGCCATAAGTTGACCGAAGCCAACAGCCATTGCAGTCAATGCCTTGGTCAAAGCATCCGAATCAATTAGTGACAAAGCAACGACAGCAGCTGCAAGAATAGCAACAGCGCCAGCAATCTTAAGAAGAGCATTAGCCTTAATATCTGTCTGCATTGTCTTGAGTACGCCAGTAAGCTCTTCGAAGACTTGCGTGATTTGACCAAACATCCCGCCGCCGAGATCGAAATTAATTCCAGAGCTAAGGAGCTTACCTAGCAAACCTGCGATACCACCAAGTAGAGCAACGTTTAAAGCATCGAGAACCGCTTCGAAGTCACCCTTTTCGGCGGCATCGGCCATCTTACCACCAAGTTCTTTGAACCAATCAGCAATAGCATCCCAAACATTATCAAGAACGTCTTTAACCTTTAAGAGAGCATCCTGAATTGGCTTCCAGATCTCAGTGACTTTACTAAATCGATCCTTAAGAGTATCGAAACGATCACCAAGTCGACCGAACGATAGACCCAGTTCATCTGGGAAATTAACATCAGCACCAGTAAACATGCCAATGATAGCATCTTTAACCTTTGGAATAAGCGCAATAAGCTTATCGACATTTTCTCGAAGATCCATAAAGAATCTTGTAATGCCCTTACCTTGAACCAAGTCCTTGTTGAGAGCAATAAAGAAATCACCTATCTTGGCCATGAAACCAAGAATCTTACCTTCGCCAAGACCGGTAAACGAATCCACCAAATCCTTGACGAAATTAACACCTTCTTTGATAATCGTCCAACCGATCTCAAGGAGCGCAAAGAACCCCTTGAATATACGCTTAAGCTTATCTACTGTGCCCCAGCTAGGCTGAAGCTTCTCCATAAGAATAGTAAAAGCTCGTGTAAGATTGTACAGACGTTCCGCTGTCATTGGTGGGAAAATATCTTGGAAAGCATCCTTGATCGGCTTGATAATCTTCCCTAGATTCTTAATTCCAGTAGTTAAACCTTCAAGAAGAAGTGTTCTACCACCAAGATCTTTCCATCCTTGAAGAAGCTCATTACGAGCATCAGCAGATTTACTTACCATTTTACCAATAGCGCCACTGATACCACTGAAGAGTTCTGTAGCTTCTTCGAAATTACCGAAGACGATCTTGAATGATTCAGACCAACCTGAGCCGATTTGTTCTTTGGTCGTCTGAATAAGTCCGGTGAGAGTACGAACCTTAGTAGCTGCCTCAACACCAGTCTTACCAAGCTCAATGAACTCAGCTGCTTGTTCTTTCGTATAGCCAATAGCAAGAAGCTGACCTTCGGTCAATTCACCAGTGAATCCCTTGAGTGTGTTGGTCAGAACTTCTGCTGTCAACCACTCATCTTCGAGAGAACCTCGGAAAGAATTACCAGCTTCTTTCCACTCATCGAATGTTTGTGACATAGGAACGTCAGTAAGAGTCTTCATAGCCTTGCCGGTTTCGAACAAGGCCTTCTGGAAGACTTCACCACCCATACCAGCATTGACGACTGAATTCCAGTCGATAAGCTTAAGAGTACCAGTTGAAACTGCCTGCGAAAGCTGATACATCGCAGACGCTGCTTGCTCTGCGCTTGAACCAGAAATAGCAGCAAGATTAGAAATACCCTTGATGGATTGCACTGATGTTTCAAGATCAACACCAGCAGCAGTGAACGTACCAATGTTTCTGGTCATCTGACCGAAATTATAGATAGTCTTATCGGCGTATTCGTTCAACTGCCTAAGAGCGTCATTAACTTGACCGAGATTAGTTCCATCAGCCTTTGTGTTGGACAAAATAGTCTGGATCGAGTTCATGTTCATTTCGTATTCACGGAAACCCGAAATGATTTGATCCAAACTCAAAGACTTAGCTAGTTGAATACCCGTACTAATAGCTTTGTTAGTAATATTAGCCAGAGCAGTAATAGCAATAGTACTAAGAGCAAGAAACTTAGCACTAACTCCCTCAATAACAGTACTCATATTGCCTAAATTAAATCTACCAATTGATGAACTAACATCAGCTAAACCTTTTTGCGCCCCTTCAAATTTGAGGGACTTTTCCAGCTTAGCGAGGCTGGCGATTGTAGCGTCTAGTTTCCTTTCAAATTGAGCATTATCAAATTCCATCCGTACAATTCGATCGTCAACGCTAGGCATTTGTCACCTGCCTCCAAATATCAGCTACTGCTCGGTCAAAAAGAGGGCGAAGGGCTGGGTTAATATAATCTCTACCTTTTACATAACCACCAGTTCCAGTACCATGTCCGTATTGAAGAATAACAGCGACATTAACACCACCTTCTCTATCTGTATTAAACCAACTAATAGAATGAACTCCATTCGTATGTCCTATTTGATAACCCCATGATGAAGCTGCTCTACCAGTTTCTACAGGTGTAGCACTAGAAAGAAGATCCACT